CCTGCATCGTCCAGAGTTACCAGCCGGTTGACCGCAGCGGAGAACTTGGCGATGTCCTGAAGGAGAAGCGCTAAGGCCTGCTCCTGGGTGATTATCAGGCCCTTGCAGACATCAGGACCAGTGTGGCCGTAGCCGATGGTCCAGACACCTACAGAGTCCTGATAGGCAGTCAGCCTGCAACCTTCGAACTGCTGCGTAAGTTGCAGGCCGGTCTTCGAGTAGCTGAAGCTCAGTCGAATACCTTAGCCACTGCTGCGCGGAGCTTGGCGGCTGCATCAGCTTCCGAGCGGGCCACTGCGGCCTTCGCGTTGTGAGTCGCTGCCTGTGCTTCGTGCATCAGAGCTGCTGCGCGGTGGCCAGCTTCAGCCTTCGCCAGTGCTGCTACCGATGCCTTCAGGCCCTTCGAGACTGCCGTAACGATTTTTGCTGCGAACATGGTTTAGTCCTTTCAGAATGGGGAGTCTTCGTCCCACGGGGGTTGTTTGCTGCTGCTGCTTGGGGTCTCGTCATCGAACGGGTTGCTGTCCAGCTCCTTGAGCCTTCCAGTTGCCGTGTCATAGCCGAGCGGAATCACCGTGCCGGTGCCTTGGCCCGTGTAGCGGTCTTTCAGAATGCGAAGCAGGGACACGTGGCGAAGGTTCGGGTCTTCTTCCTGCTGGTTTCTTTCGAGACCGAACATGAAGCTGGACCATTGGCCAATCGCACGGGAGCCCTTGAAGTGGCGGATCATTACCCGACCGCCTTCCTCATGTGGCTTCCCTTCAGGAGTGTTGAGGTGGCTGATGAAGTACAGCGTGAAGTGCAGCTCGCGGAGCATCGAAGCAAGGTCCGTCATGATGTACTCCAGCTCCTTCCTCTCGTCCATCTCACGGGCTCCAGAAGCGAGAGCCGTAACGTGGTCTAGGAACACATGCTTAACACCCAGCGATACCGCCATGAAGCGGATACGAGCCTTCACGGTGTCATAGTCGGTGTGCCCGAAGTGGTCATAGAGGAACACTGACTGCGAGCTATCCAGCTTGTCTACAGCAGCATCGAACTCATCCTGAGTCCAGCCCGCATCCGGGACGTGGAACCGCTTTGATTCGAGCTTGCCTGCCAGGCATCGAACGGTATGCTCAGGGGTCTCTTCCAGGAAGATGCCGCCAACCTTCTGGCCGTGTGTCTGGACCAGGTGAACCATCACCTCCTTCCAGATTTCAGACTTGCCCATGCCAGTACCTGCACCGAGCGCATACATCTCATCCTCTCGGATGCCATACGTGGCTTCGGTCAGCTCAGGCCAAGGCCATGAAAGGCCACGTTCGATGGGTGTAGAGAGCTTCGGGCGGAGGTCCGCGATGGACACGATGCCATCAGGCTTGTAGCTCTTCGCCCCCCAGATGGCGTCAATGACTTCGGAGCCTCTGCCATCCAGCAACATCTCATTGGGGTCTTTGAACCCATTGGGAAGGCTGGCGAGCTTGCACCGTCCCGGAGTGAACAGCGCGGCACATTCAGCCATCGCTTCTCTGCCGGGGTCGTCCATGTCAAACATCAAGACCACTTCATCGAACTGCTCCAGCCACTCAAGATGCTTCTTAAGCGCCTTTGCAGCCCCCTGTGCGCCGTTCGGAACGGACACTACAGGCCACTTATTACCTTGGAGCTGAGAGACCGTCATGCAGTCAATTTCGCCCTCAGTGATTACAATCTTCTTGCCACCATCACGCCAGAGCTGCTGACCGAATAGACCAGCGCTCTTGAAGTCTCCGAGCGTGACGAAGTTCTTCTCCGCATCGCGCATCTTCTGAGCCACTAGCGTGGTCCCATCGAAGTACGGAGCGAGTTGCACAGTGTTGCCCTTGCTGCTGGTCCCCACGGTGTAGCCGAACTTCTGACACGTTTCTTCAGTGAGCTTGCGCTTGGGTAACGCGCGAACCTCACCGTCCAGAATCAAATCCTTTCCCACCTTTCTCCCTGCCGTGGCTCGTGGTGTGTACTCTTGGCCGTCTGTAGGAGGCTCCCAGTGCTTGCACCCCTGGGTGAAACAGTGGGCGTGCCCATCGGAGTAGCGCGCAAGGTTGTCCTTGCTGCCACACTTAGGGCACGGCTCCTTGTGAATGAATTCGCTTTCGGCCATGCGGCTTAAGCGAGCACGCCCTGGTTCTTCAAGGCGTTGTAGGTGCGGAAGGAGATGTTCGTGGACCAGCCGCGCTGCTGGTCACGAGTGAGACGCGGGGTGCGCTTCAGAGCGTCACGAACGGTGACTGCGAGAGCCGTGGGGTTCATACAGTCGTGGATCATGTTGGCGAATGCTTGACGAATGGCGTTCATTAGATGACCTCCAGTTCGTTCACTGCATAGATTCCTTCAGCGCCGCCATCCTGCAACACCAGGATGGGGAATCGGCTGCCAAATGCTCCACCGTGGTTTAGCGATTTCACCTCACCCAGCAGGCCACCCTCCAGCGGATGCAGCGAGCGGACCCGAGCGCCAACCTTCAGTTCCTTCTTGGCTTCCACTGCGTTGACCGCCTCTACGAGCGTATAGCGCGCATACGTCTTGCCGTTCGGGTCCTCCTTCAGGTCCGTTTCGATGTTCATGCCACGCTTGCGCAGCACTTCGATGGCCGATGCTAGGCGGAAGATGCCGAAGTTGCTCAGGGCTTCCAGAGCGGTGATGCTGCGGCCAGACTCCAGGTACTCCTGGATGTTCTGGATGCCAGTCTTTTTCTTGAACGTGTTGGTGCTAAGCTTGTTGCTCATGTGGATTCCTTTGGACATGGGTAGACCAACCGCTGGGTAGCGGGATGCTCAGTCAATCAGTACTCTTCCGCTTCCTTGCGGGTGATGAAGAAGTGGATGCCAGAGGTGCACTCCACAAGGAAATTGCCGTCATACTTCGGCTCTTCGACGGATTGACCAACCTGATAGGTAAAGCCGTGGTCATGCATCGAATGGCCAATGAAGCCTTCCTGAACAGGCTCACCATTGCGGTCGAAGATGGCGAGCACGCTGGCTTTGTTCGTGCGGTTCTTGCGGCCAATCGGAGTGGACACGCGTTCCGCATCTTCCGGGATGAAGAGCTTGGCGATGTATTCACCGCTGAGCTTCTTCCAGCCGACCAAGAACGAGCCCTTCTCAGGGACCAGAGAGAACGCAGGGAGCTGTTCTGCTTCCACTTTCGCCCCGTACAGGTCCGCCCCGCGCAGGTCCGCCCCGCGCAGGTTCGCCCCGCGCAGGTCCGCCCCGTACAGGTCCGCCCCGCGCAGGTTCGCCCCGTACAGGTCCGCCCCGTACAGGTTCGCCCCGTACAGGTCCGCCCCGCGCAGGTCCGCCCCGTACAGGTCCGCCCCGGAGCCTACGGCTGCTTGCAGGGCAACCTTCACACTGTCGGTCTCAAACTGGAAGAGGACCGAACCGAAGAGATTCTTAATGAGGAACATTTGATTTCCTAAAGATGTATGTATCCCTGCCGATGAGCTGGCATGAGGGACCGCCTAAAGAGGACTTGGGTTTATCGAAGCGACAGAACTAGCGGAGCATCGAAGAGCTGCCGAAGCCACTCATCAATGCGCGCCATGAATCGGCTGTACATAACCGGACTCCTGTAGGAACTGCTTGACATCGAAGTTGGGGCACTCGGTCTTCGAGTTAGGAAGGTCACGGTGTCCCACTACAATGGCTTGCGGGAACTGCTGGTGAAGCAATGCGATGAGCTGAAGAAGGCTCTCGCGTTGGACTTCGGTGAAGTTGTCCGCGCGATTACCAGCCTGGTCCAGGCCTCCTACCATGCAGATGCCAATGGACTTGCTATCGAAGCCTGGTGCATGGCCTCCCACTTGATCTAAGCTGCGGCCTGTTTCGATGTTGCCCTTGCGGTCTATGACATAGTGGTAGCCAATCCAGAGCCTGCCTTTCAGCCGGTGGACTCGCTCCATGTATGCCTTATCGACCTTCTGGCGGGGCTTGGTGTTGGAACAATGGACTACGATGTAGACCACTGAGTCAGCGGTCAGCTTAGACATCAGTTAGTGGTGTGAATACCAGCTTCATCCAGCTTCGCGTACAGGACTACCGAAACCTGCTCATCGTCATAGCTGATGGGGTCATGCTCATGCCAACGAAGCCTGCTACTGCGATTGAGAATGTTGATAAGGCCGTGTGCTTGCTCCAGGCTCAGGACAACCTTCACGTTGCCGTTCTGGGTATGCTTGACTTTCATGTGTTGCTCCTTAGCGAAGGATGAGGACCAGCACGTTGGTCACAAGGTCCAGCGCGAACACCGTGAGTACGGCGATTTCGAACCAGTGAGTTCTCACTTCAGTTTCTCCTTGAGCCACGCATCTGGAATCCACTTGTCCGCGTATTGGAACCCGTACTTCTCACACCACATCGCATAGGTCGTCTTGCTGGCCTTGCTGATGGTGGTCTTCGAGCGGGTAAATACAAAGCGGATGTCTAGTCCAGGATGCTGGTCTTTGATGAGTAGGTGTTTCTTCCGGTCAGCGGTTTCGAACCGCCCCTTGGTCTCGATATAGATGCCGTTCGGGAGCCGGAAGTCGGGGGTGTACTTGTGGGGTGTTGCAGGGGTGACGTAGGGAATCTTTTCCTGCTCGTACTCTGCGGTCACTCCAGCCTGGCGAAGCTGTTCTGCAACAGCCTCTTCCAGACCAGAGCGATACGCGGCCTCAACGTGCCGCGCACCGTACGCATTACGAGCCATCAGAACTCGTCAGGTGTATCCGAAGCTGCACCAGCGGGCTCACCACCAGCGTCACCAGCGGAGTCACCCGAGGGCATCTCATTGGCTTCGTCATAGCCCTCTTCCTCACCGAAGCCGAAGCTTGATGCCGAACGCGAGCCTTCGCTGACCAGCTCCAGCAGTTGGACTGCCTGCAAGCGCAGCGAGAGACCAGCAGCGCCGGTGCCCGGAATGAAGTACGGATTTGCTTCGAACGCAACGATGCCTTCCGAGCCACCCCAGATGTTCGGGGGGTTCTTCAGGGCCACACCCTTGGCGTTGAAAATGGACGGCTTGCGGGTCCAGCGCTCGCCCTTCTTGTTCGTGCCCGATGCCTTCATCGTGAACTTGAACAGAACGTTGCCGGTAGGCTCTTCCGTTTCCTTGTCATACTCGGTCTGGTAGAGGTCGTTCTTCGTGACCTCCTTGAGCTTCTTGCGGGTGCCGACCGGGAGCTTTGCGAACTCCGCTTCAGCAGCCTCAATGGCCTTGTCATACTCAGCCTGGAGCATGTCGATGAGAGGCTGTGCGTCCTCTTCGGTGTACTTCAGCGTCACCTTGTACTCACCATCCGGCTTCGGGAACTTCTCATTGCCGAAGTCAGGCTTGGTCAGTGCGGGGAATACGAATACGCCACGCGGGGTATTGCCCTTGAAGAGCTTGGGTCGTTTGTCTGCCATGTCAGTTGTATTGCTGGATGAGTTGGAAAGAGTGTTCAGCCTGGTCCACGTCGATGCCTTCTGCTTGCATCTTCATGAACAGGTCAACGGGGAGGGGATTGCCGGATGCCCAGTGGGTTTCTGCCTGGGCGCAGAGGAAGTCCGCGTGGGTCATCGGAGTTCGCCTTGCACGTAATCACGGAGAGCCTTCATCTCCCGCGTGAAGAAGCCATCAGCATCCTTAGAGATGCGCTGGGCTTTGTTGATGAGTTCGCTGGGGTCCAGCTTCAGCTCTTCGCAGATGACCGCGAACAGGACAGCTACGCCAGCCACTTGCTTTGCTTTGGGCATCACCTGAACAGCGGAGACAGCCGCGAAGGCCGCCTCAACTGCATGGAACGACACCACTGAATTCAGTTGGTCCTTGTTCATTCGACCAGGTAACCCTTCATGCGGAGGTCAAAGTCAGCCTTCATCGCTGCGAAGGTGTGAAAGCCATGAGCACGAGCGAAGCGGTTCAGCTTGCGGGTGCCCTTTGCGCCGCTGCGTTTGCCACCAACGGTGGTGAGGGTGCGGACGATAATCATGTGGAACTCCAGATGTGGGATTTGCGAATGGAAAAAGTGAAAGGCGGTTTGTAGAGCTATAGGCGGGGTTTAGCGTGATTCATTATTTGCAACACATGCGCGAGTGGAACACATTAGGCGAAAAAATACTCTGAGTCCATGACACGCTCCAGGTCCAGTGCGCCCATCGGGGGCAGCGGCGGCAGCTCTGCGGCCAGTTCAGGGGTGAGCTGGGCGGCCAGTTGATCCCTGAAGTCTTTCAGCACTTCCTGGCTGTATTGATCCACGAACGCGCGCCTCAGGTTGAACCGCAGACCCTCAGCGTGGCCCGCATGTGCCCCGTATGAGTCGTGAATCATGGCGAAGGAGGTGACGCCAGCGTTCAGGCAGAGGTCCACCGTCCGCATCATGTGAGCCGCATCTAGCGAGTGGACGAAGTTCGGGCTGATGCCAGCGGACTGCTTCCTGCGGTCCAGCTTGTCGCCTTCCAGCTTCAGCATCATCCGACGACGCTTTCCAGCAATCTCGAAGTCCAGGTCCTTGCCGAAGTATTCACGGTAGTCCTGGAGTACCAGCAGACCACTGGGGGTAACCCAGCGAATCGGCAGGCCATCGGAAGCTGCCACCTTGGCTGCATCACGGAGCCAGTCCATTGCCAGGCGCGCAGCCACCACCACATTACCAATGGCGGTGTAGTTCTTGTCCGCGATGTATTGGCAGTCGAACAGGTTGAACGTGAAGTCCAGCGCGGAGCCGTTGCTGTGCGCCTCATCGGCCATCTTCTGGAAGACCGACTCAATCTGCCCAGCCATGCCCCGCTTGGTTGCACCGTAAGGAACCGTCATGGTGTTCGGCTTGGCGAGCTTGCGGCTCATCCTGCCCATCCACTTCTTGGCCAGCTCAACGCCTTCAGCGGCTTCCTGGTCGATGAGGGACTGGGATGCCTGAGCGACAGCCGTATAGATGTCACACGGCTTGTCAGTGGGGACCAGGCCCACCACAGCGCCACCTACTTCATCCCGCAGCAGAGCGGAGAAGTTCTGAAGACCATTGCATGTGCCATCCCACGAGCACGGGAGCTGGGACACAAACGTAGCCCGCTCATTGCCAGCGCGCACATGCATGAACAGCGCGGCCCACTCGAAGCAGAACGCCAGGAACATATACGGGCTGTCCGCATCGGCCCACCAGCGGGAACCGTCGAGTGGGTTGATGGCTGCCTCCAGAATCTGGCCCTGATGGTCTTCCACCCACTTCAGGCGGTCATCGAACGAGACCTTATCGACCCCGAACGTATTGGCCCCGTGGATGGCAAGCCAGCGCGCGCCATGCTCACCAAGGGGAACACCATCGGCAAACTGAAGAAGCGCCTTATCAGCGTCACCGCCCTGAGGATTGAGATACGTGGCCATCGGGTAGGCACGGCCACGCCAGTCCAGGTTGTGGACGAAGTAGAAGCGGTCACGGACTTCGAACTTTTCAGCCAGCCAGAGCTTGGACGACATGCCAGCACGCTTGGAGCGCATGCGGATGTTCTCTTCGTAGACCAGCGCAGCCTTCTTCTTCCACTCCTTCAGCAGCTCAGGTTCTGGGTTTTCTTCGTCAAAGTTCTTCGGGGGAAGCTCAGTCTTGTCCCGGCTGGGCAGCTTTCCAAGGCGGCCGCCACCATCCCACACCTCACGCATCACATCCAGGATGCGCTTGTTGATGGCCCATGGGGTTTCCTGAAGAGCGTTGACGGCCTTGTAGACCAGCGGCATCTGGTGCTGCTTCAGGTCCTCCAGGTAATTCCGGTTGGCCGTCTTGATGAGCGGAAAGCGGAGCTGCTTGGTCAGGTAGCCACCGCCGAACGGGCTGGTCCATGGAAGCGGCTTGACCAGCATCGGCATCCACGGAGGGGTCAGCAGGGCGCACCGAGCGTGGGCCTCATCGAGCCACTTCAGGGTCTCTTCAGTGGGCTGAAGGATTTCAGGGGTGTCGTTGGTGCCACGGTGGTACTTGATTACCTGGACCAGTCCAGTAGCCTCAGCGAACAGGTGGATTAGCGTAGAGCCCAGCCGCATTTTCTCCGAGATGCCCCACTTGATGGCCTTGACGCCAGCAAACTTCTGCTGAACGCGGAGCACGATGTGGCGGTGGCGGTCATCGCTGGAGTGCTGGATTTTCTTCAGGAGCTGCTTATAAAGCTTCGGCTCAGCTTCCTTCAGCGCGTCGAAGTTCAGGCAGTCTTCCAGGGCAACGGAGACAGCCAGTGAGGCGGCCTGGAGGGTAGCCATGCGGCCCATGTGGTTGAACACAGCCTGAGCTGTCACGTAAGCCAGCATGTTCCGGTCAGGGAACTGGTCCATGTAGCGGATAACACCCACGGCGCGTGATGCAGCTCCAGCCAGCCCATCCTCAATGAATTTCTCGATGGCTGCAGCAGTAGGCTCGATGGATGCCTTGATGAGCTGCATGCCGGGCGGGAGGTTGGCTTCAGAGCCGTTGGCTTCCTGCTTCTGCTTGTAGTAGCTCTGGATGCCCAGGCCCATTGCTTCATTTTCCAGTTCAATCTGAGCTGCGTGGAGGTCAGTCGTGGTCGTCATGATGTGTTCCTGTAGTGGAATGCTGTGGGCAATAAAAAGCCCCTCCACGTCGATGCGTAGAGAGGTAGCTGTGTGTGCTGCCGAACACAGCAGATGTGACTATATCGCAAGTCTTCCCTTAGTGGAACACTCTAGGGAATTTTAAGATTATCTCTAAGATGATTGCTCAGTCTGGGGACCGCTATAGGCGGGGTTTAGACGCAGTTTTGGCTGGAGGCTGTGTCCAGGCTGCTGTCACGGTGTTCCTGCTGTGGAAGCTTTTGGACCAATGAAAAAGCCCCGCACTGGTTTCCCAGCCGGGGCTCTTTTGGAGAATGCTTTCGTGACACAGGAAAAGGTCACGCTGTATCACTTGAGAATCACTTTGGCTTGAACATCTTGGCCAAGTTCTTGATTTTCTTAGGTTTTTCATTGGTGCCCAGGGCCGGAATCGAACCGGCACGCCTTGCGGCGGGGGATTTTGAGTCCTGAGCTTGCCAATTGTTTTCCTTATTAATCAAGACGTTAGGGGCATCTTGCTGTGTCAGAGAATCAGCCTTTTGAGCCTCCTTTGGTGGGCCTTTTGACACAGCCTGAGGCGTCCCCGAAGCGGCCAGGATGTCAGCTAGACCACGAATCCCAGCGGCACTCACGTGGATGTACTTCTGGGTCGTAGCGATGCTCTTGTGGCCCAGCATGGCCTGGATCAGCGGACCACTCACGCCAGCGTCAGCCAGCCGGGAGCCCACCGTGTGCCTTGTCACATGCAGGACGAACTGCTTGTCATCTGCGAATCCCATCTCAGCCCTGACCCACCTCCAGGCTTTGCTCACGATGCTGTGTGTGAGCATTCCGAAGGGCTGCTCCATGTCCTTCCTACGGCTCAGGACCTCAAACACCCTGGGTGTCATCGGAACGGCCCTGGGCTGGTTGTTCTTCGTGTCCCACAGGATGACCGTCATGGAGCCCAGGCTGTAAGTCTTCCGGCTGATGCCTTGGGCTTCGCTGTATCGCATCCCGGTATCGCTCAGGACTTTCACCAAGTCAGCCACATCCTTGTGATGCTTCCGCGTACTCTGCTCCAGCCGCTGGATGGCCTCAGCTTCTTCCTCAGGGGAATAGCGGCGGGTTCGACCAGCGGCGGGCTTATGACGCACGATGCGTGGCTTCTGGAGGTCACGAAACCCCCAGTGGTCAATCGCCTGGTCAAACAGCACTGACAGATGGGAGATGCGCTGGTTAATCGTGCTACCGGCGCGGCCATCTTCCTCCATCCGCTCCTGGTACTTGTAGATGTCATCCCGGCTGATGGTGGACAGCCTGCGGTCACTGCCAAACTCCAGCTCAACCGCCTTCTGGTTCTTCAGGAGCGAGCCTTGGGCCTTGGCATCACGCCACTTCGGGTACTCCTTCAAGGCTCGCTTAAAGGCTTCCTTGAGGGTGGGGCCGTAGCCGCTCTTAGCGCCTGGCTTGAGCTGGGCCTTAACGCCCGCTACTGCCTTGGCCATCACAACCTGAGCTTCTTTCTTGTCGGTGGTCCTGGTGGACTTGCGCTGACGCTCGCCCTCAGCATCGCGGTAGTCCATCCACCACACATCACTCTCTGGCCTTCGATAGAGCTGGGCCATAACGTTCCTCCCTGTTTTGCTCACAACACTGTGCGGGTAAACGAAACAGACCACCCGAAGGTGGCCTGAGGGTTACTGCTGGGCCTTACCAGGCCTTGACCTGACAAACCGGCCAAGCTGCTCGTCAATCTGTTCCAAAAGTCTCTCACCTTCAGGAGTCAGGTTGACGAT